GACGATATAGAGGTTGACAGTGTTTGAGCGTTGTGGTATACTCGACATACACACAGGAGACTATTTGGATGACTCACGATTTTAATTATGTTTGGGGAATGGTTCGTGATCTTAGGGCCACAAGCAGTACTATTGATAAGCAAGGAATTATTGAGGACTATTGCAATCATAACTCTGAGGCTGCAAATTTTGCTAAGAAGATTCTTCTTTACACCTATCATCCTCTTTGGCAGTATAATGTCACAAGTGATAATCTGAAAAAGAAAAATTCTCTGAGAGGTAAGAGTTATAAGAATTTCTTTGATCTTTTGGATGACCTAAAGACTCGCAAGATAACGGGCCACGATGCTATCGGAGCGGTCCATACTTTTATTGATAGTCAGTCAAATAAAGACAATATTGAAGAACTCATTTATTGCATTATTGATAAGGATTTGAAAACCCGTGCTGGTGATAAGATTATCAACAAGGCTATTGCTGACCATATTCCAGAGTTCAGTGTTGCTCTAGCAGATAAATATGACCCGAATATTGTAGACTGGAAGGATGGATGGTATGTTAGCAGAAAAATTGACGGTGCTAGATGTATCGCTATTGTTGATAGTAATGGCGATACTACTTTCTATTCCCGTACAGGAAAAGAATTTGATACTCTTGGCGTTGTTGCTGGTGGCATTAAGAATCTTGGTGTTACTAATGTAGTATTTGATGGTGAACTTTGTCTTGTAGATGACGATGGTAATGAAGATTTTCAGGGAGTTATGAAACAACTCAAGAAGAAGGATCATACTATTCCTAATCCATCTTTTAAGATTTTTGACATGATTAGTCATGATGAATTTTATACTAAGAAAGGCAAGTCTAATAAGACTTACTCTCACAGATTGAATAATCTCAAAGAAGTTATGAAGAATAACTCTTGCCCATGTCTCAGTGTTCTTGAACAGGATAGGGTTAAAAATGATGATCATTTTGCTGAATGGGTAGCAAAAGCAAATGAGAATTCTTGGGAGGGGTTGATGCTAAGGGCAGATGAATCCTATAAAGGAAAGCGTAGTAAGGACTTGCTCAAGTATAAGAGTTTTAGTGATAATGAATACGAAGTAGTAGATGTTGAAATGGGTCCATTTCGTTATGTATTGAATGGTAAGGAACACGAAGAAACTATGCTAAGTTGTGTTACTATTAAACATAAAGGATATAATGTGCGTGTTGGATCTGGCTTCACTATTGAGCAAAGACAGGACTTTCACAAGAATCCTAACAAAATTCTTGGAAAGATAATCACAGTACAATATTTTCAAGAAAGTCAAAACCAAGATGGTGGTATTAGTTTAAGATTTCCAACATTTAAAATTTTACACGGCGAGGCTAGAACAGTTTAAAGAAACACGCTTGACAAGTCGATAACTGTAGTATACAATCAGTATATGGGCATTACAGCATTTGGAGATAAGATGGAAAACGCAACAGAAAAAAAGATTGAGTATACCACTAGCAAAGTTGATGAATTTTTTGCAAATTTTCCAAAAGATAAGATTGTGTCATATAAGGATTATTGGGAAAGTGTTAAGCCTCAAAATAACGATGAAATCTTTAGACGATATCTTTTTGCATACTGCTCTGTGCATACCACTTGGCAAGGAAATGTGAAGGGCTATAATGCTATTAAGAACTTTAATGAATGGATATCAGACAAAGAAACCTTAAGAACCAAATTGCATAAGTCCGGTGTTGGACTTCATAATAATCGTACAGAATATATTTGGGACTTTCAGAATAAGTTTTGGAGCAATCCGAAAGATTTTTATTTTACAACCAAAAAGTATCACGTTAAGAAACGAGATAATATTGTTGACAAAATTAAGGGCATCTCTCAGGCCAAAGTTTCTTTCGCCCTAGAAACTATTCATCCTAATGAGTGTCGAGTTCTTTGTGGAGATGTTCATATTTTACGCTTGTATGGTATGGAACATTTAAAGTACAAGAGTGGTACTGGACTTAGAATGTACAAACAAATGGAGCGTCACTGGAGTATTAATTGTGGTAAACTAAAAGTTCCATCCTATATTGCTCGTTGTTTATACTGGGATAGTGTCCAACAAAAAGACGATAGTAGGTATTGGTCATGGGTATTTGAAAATGACTCAACTGAAATCTGTTAGATTTTTTCCTGAATGGAACGAAATCTATCCATATTCTGTGATTGGATTTTTAGAGTTTATCAATTACATATTATCGATTCAGCCCACAATTGATAATTGGATTGAAATAGGATCTCATTTAGGAGAATCATCTACTCTTGTTCTTGGATTTCCTCAAATTAAAAAACTACATTGTATAGAAGCATCGCAAGAGAGTTGCGAAATTTTACAACAAAAATTCTCTAAAGATATACAAAAATCTAGATGTTCTATTATTCATGAAATATCGGATATTGCCGAACGTCATTTTATTAATGAAAGCGTTGATGTTGTATATATTGATGCTAATCATAGTTTTGAGTCTGTAAGCAAAGATATAGAGAATTACTATCATAAAGTTAAAAGTTGCGGATTTTTTGCTGGACACGATTATAGTAATGCGTGGCCCGGAGTAAAAGAAGCAGTCAACAATTTTATTATCAACTATGGATATAGTCCGAAAGATTTGATTGTATTTAGCGATTCTAGTTGGCTATTTAGGAAAAAATAATGGGAACAGTCACCAACTTCTCAAAAGATCATATTATTTGCGTATTATGTGATTGTAATCAAGAGGTTTTGGTATTAAATTATGATGAAAAGACTAAGACGCTGGACTTAGCCATGTATGAAAGTTATGCGGCCTATAAAAATAATTCTAGTTGGTTTCAGAAAATACGCTATATATGGAAGATTTTAACAGACAGACACCCATATACAGATCAGATTGTTATTAATCATCAACAAATCAAAGATATTAGTAAATTTCTGTGCGAATTGATAACTAAATAGTGTATACTAATACATCCTTTAAGGAGACTAATTATGAAATCAAATGTAAATAGTTTTATTGGGGATGAACTAGCAAATAAAGTAAAAGTGCTATCTTCTGCTTTATCTCAAGCACAAAATATGGTTATGGTTTTGGAAAAAGAAAATCAAAATCTAAAAGATGTTCTTAACAATCTAACATCTATAAATAAAGAAGATTGTGATTATGAGTATGAGGTAGTAAGTGTCAAATAATTCTACACAAGGATGTTTTCCAAATAGAGTAGTTACGCAGATTAATGATAAAGAATTTATATTAGAGGGCATAAGTAAGAAAACAAAAATTTGTTCAGAATTTGATGATGGCTTTCCATATCATATAGATTTAGAAGGCGGTCCTTTTATACACGTTGGTCTTGATTTTTTTGGCAAGGGGAGAGTTAAAACTCTACAGTTGATAGACAATGATAAGCCGAACTATATTATGTTAAAAATAATACTGGAGTAAAAATGTTTCAAGAATTACAAATGTTAATAGGTCTAGAACAAACAATGCTGGTTATGGGATTTAGTACAATAGAAATAGGAGAATTGATTAGTAATCTAACAATTTAAGGATGTTTCATGAATAGAAGACATTTTATATCTCACACCATAGGTGCGGCTCCATTAGTTTTACCAGCAATTAATTTTACAGATTCTATTGTGGCTAATGCGGCCGATATGAAAAAGAACACGAAATCTGTGATTCTTTTATGGATGGGCGGCGGTCCCAGCACTATTGATCTTTGGGATTTAAAACCGGATACTCCTACTGGCGGTCCTTTTAAGCCAATTAGCACAAGTGCTGATGGTATACAAATATGTGAGCATCTACCATTATTGTCTAAGCAAATGCACCATATGAGTATTGTTCGTAGTATGAGTACCAGAGAAGCAGATCACACAAGAGGACGATACTATATGCATACGGGTTTTGTTCCGAACCCAAGTATTGAGCATCCAAGTTATGGTAGCGTAGTATCTCATGAACTTTCAAAGTTTGTACCAGAATTAGAAATTCCAGCATTTGTTAGTGTTGGAGGAAGCAGTATTGGTCCGGGATTTTTAGGAATGACTTATGCTCCGTTTGTTGTTGATAGTAATGGAAATATTCGTGATTTAAATGGTAGTATTGATCAAAATAGAGTAATGGAAAGATTACAGATGTTGGAGGCTATAGAAGATAATTTTATCTCTCAAAAGAGAGGCAATATTGCTATCGAGCATAAAAAAGTTGTTGATAAAACAGTAAAACTTATGACTAGCCAACAAATGGATGCGTTTAAGGTATCAAAAGAGCCTCAAGAAATTAGAGATAAATATGGTAATACTGGATTTGGTCGTGGTTGTTTAATGGCTCGTAGATTAGTAGAAACAGGAGTTCCGTTTATTGAAGTTGATTTGGGTGGATGGGATAATCATAGCGATATTTTCCCAACTCTGCAAAATCAAAAACTTCCAGAACTAGATAAATCAATGAGTGCTTTGATTGATGATCTCAATAATAGAGGTTTATTAGATACTACTGCCATAGTATGGATGGGCGAATTTGGTCGTACCCCAAATATCAATGGTAATAGTGGTAGAGATCATTGGGCTAGAAGTTGGAGTGCCGTTGTTGGTGGTGCTGGTTTTAAGCGTGGAGTAGTTGTTGGTGAAACTAGTCAGGACGGTAAAGAGGTAGTATCAGAATCATATAGTTCTGAAGATTTAATGGCTAGTATACTAAAGTCTGTTGGTATTTCATTAGAAACAACATTCACATCTAAAAATGGTCGTCCAATGAAGATTGCTAATTCTGGACGAGTAATTAAAGAACTGTTCTGAGGTTGAGTATGAGTAATATCAAAAAGATATTATCATCCGATCTACTAGAATCCATTAGTATATCATTCTTAGTTAATGTTATACTATTTATGGTATTGTCTCTAATTACTGTTGTGCTAGAAAATAAAAGAGAATCTCTCATAGTTTTAGAGTCAAGCCCAGTTGAATATGAGCATTATGAAGAGCCTATTGAACTAATTGATATTACAACATTTGATCAAAAAGTAACAGTATTAAAACCAGAGGCACAAGCACCACTATCTGTATCAAACGAAATATTAAACACTATACCTCAACTTGATATTATTTCAGATGTTTCTTTAGAAAAAGTACAAGATTTTTCCGTAGTATCCGAAACCGATGTTGTTCAAAACATTAATATTGGTACATCAATAAGCCAAGATACTAGTGTTGGAGGAGTTTTAGACAGATTGACTATTGAGATAGCAAACAATGCTAAAAATAATGATCTTAATGTAATATGGTTATTTGATGCATCAATTAGTTTATCAAAACAGAGAGAAGATATTAGAGATAGATTTGAGAAAATAATACAAGAAATAGGGCTGAATAGTTTTAGTCACTCAATAAAACACACCATCTGTTCATTCGGCTCATCATTATCAATTATTAATTCGGATCCAACAAATGACACAGATATACTTTATAGATCAATAGATAGCATAGTCCTAGATGAAACTGGTATTGAGAATATTTTTGGATCAATAGAACAACTATGTAAACAATATAAAACTACAAGAAACATGATTGTAGTATTTACAGATGAGGTTGGAGACGATCTTAATCTATTGGACAAAACTGTTGTAGAAGCAAGAAGAAAAGGAACTAGGATTTATGTTGTTGGGCCTCCAGCACCATTCGGATTATCATCTATACAATTTAAATATGTTGATCCAGATCCTAAATTTGATCAGAATGAGAAGTGGGTTGAGATAAATCAAGGACCGGAAACATTATTCAAGATGACTCTTGATCTTCACAGTTTGCCTATTGATGAATCTGGACTAGATAGTGGTTTTGGTCCGTATGCTTTAAGTAAAATATGTGTTGATACTGGTGGAATTTATTTTGCTGTTCATCCTAATAGGAACGAAAACCAAGTATCTAAAAAAGAAATATCTCCACTATCATCATATATCTCGGTATTTTTTGATAACGCTGTGATGAAAAAATATTCACCAGATTATCGAAGTATTTTACTACAAACTAAAGAGAATCAAACACATAAAATTAAAACTGCTTTATTGAATGCTTGTAAGATACCTATACAAATTAATAATAATCAAAAGATTAATTTTACAGCATACACAGAGGGTGAGTTTGTAGAACAACTAAATGAAGCACAAAAATATTCTGCAAAAATAGAGCCTCAAATAGATAGAATATATACTATACTCAAGGAAGTAGAATCACAATCTAAATCGTTAGATGAAAAACGATGGCTTGCTAGTTATAATTTGGCTATGGGTCGTATTCTAGCAACTAAGTGTAGAATAGAATTATACAATGCTATGTTGGCCGAAGCAAAAACTGGTTTACAAAAAAATGATCCAAAAAATAATTTATGGAATTTAGAGTTTGATGCTGAATTTACAACAAAATCTAGTCAGTTACAAAAGAGTTATACCGCAGCAATTAAATATCTCCAATCAATAGTCAGCGATTTTCCCGATACCCCTTGGGCTTTAGTTGCACAAAATGAACTCGATACGCCAATGGGATACAAATGGATTGATTCATATAAAGAGCCATCTAAAATGAATGATGGATCTAATAATAACAATAATCCTTTACCAAAAGATGATATTAAAAGAAAAGTAGAATTAAAACCACAACGTAAAATCGATAAGATATAATCTCTTAAAAGGTGTAAATTATAGTGATCAATAGGAATAATAACAATGAGACTTTCTTTTCTATTACTATTAATTCTACAGCTTTTTATTTGTTGTATAACAAATGCCGATGAGAATATAATTTTTTTTGAAACTAACATCAGACCAATATTAGCAGAAAAATGTTATTCTTGTCATTCTTCCACATTAAACGAACCAAAAGGTGGATTATCCCTAGACCATAAAGAAGCATGGATGAAGGGTGGAGATAGTGGTCAGGTAATAATACCAAAAAATGCAGATGATAGCCTGTTATTACAGGCTCTAAATCATTCTGATATTTCAATGCCTCCTGACGAAAAATTATCCGATCAAGTTATAAATAATTTTAGAGTATGGATAAATAATGGAGCAATAGATCCTAGGGATCAACCACAATCAATACTTGATATGAAAGATGATTTATGGTCACTACAACCTCTAATAGAAAATAATGGATCATCAATAGATAGTCTTATACAATCAAAAATAACAACTAAACAATTAACCAATTCTAGCCACGCTAATGATTATGTATTGATTAGAAGACTATACTTTGATTTAATAGGAGTTCCTCCAACTGTTGAAGAAATAATATCGTATGTTAGCGATTCTTCGTCAGATAAATATACTGAATTGGTTGATCGTCTTTTGGACGATAAGCGTTTTGGAGAAAAATGGGCAAGATATTGGCTTGATATTGCTAGATACGGAGAATCCACGGGTAAAGATCAAAATGTATTATATCCATATGCTTGGAGATATAGAGATTATATTATTGATTGTTTTAATAGTAACAAACCATACAATATTTTTATTAAAGAACAAATTGCTGGTGATCTAATACCAGTAAAATCTATTCAAGAGTACAACAATCATTTAATTGCTGTTGGTTTTTTATCTATTGGAACTAAAAGCCTAAACATAGGTCCGAAAGAATACTTGGCAGAAACTATTGATGAACAGATAGATGTTATCTCCAGAGGATTTTTAGGAATAACATTATCATGCGCTAGATGTCATGATCATAAGTTTGATCCATTTAGTCAAAAAGACTACTATTCTATGTATGGTATATTGAGTAATTGTCAAACCAAAGATGGTGTTTATAGGGGTAATAATAATATAGGATACGAAGGAGATTATGATTATCTAATTAATGATGACTTACGAAAATATTTTGATACAAATAGATATGATCTTATAGAGTTATTTAGCGATATAAATAATAAGTTTCAGAGACTCAAAACTATTCATGTATACAATCCCAATCTAAATGAGAACGATAAAAAACAAGCGATCAAAGAAGCAGAAAAAGTTGAGAAAGAATTATCAGAAGCAATAGCAAAAATTCCAGATGACGAGAACAAAATTCTTTTGCTAAAAATACTCACGGACAGTCCTTTAGAACCAGTTATGAGTTTACGAGATAATAAAAGTATTACAGAAAAAACTAAAGTGCATATTAGAGGAAATGTTAATAGTTTGGGCGAGGAAACAATAAAAAATGTTCCTCAAATTTTTCATAATGATTCTCCAGAAACTAATCCATCAGTATCTAAAAGTAGTGGAAGAATAGAACTAGCAAACTGGATCGCAGATAAGAATAATCCTCTGACCTATAGAGTATTTTGTAATAGGGTGTGGAATTATCTTTTTGGTAGAGGTTTGGTAGAAAGTTTTGACAACTTTGGAAATCTTGGTGGAGAACCCTCTAATCCAGAACTTCTAGATTATTTAGCTAATAAATTTATTAATAGCGATTTTAATATTAAGTTCATTATAAAAGATATTGTGACAAGCAACGCATATAAACAATCGACAGAGTTTAATCAACAAAATTATGAAAAAGATTCAGATAATATTTATTTTTGGAGAATGAATACTAAGCCTTTAATTGCCGACAATATAAGAGATAGTTTTCTATTTCTCGTCGGAGAACTAACGCCAACTCATCCAGATAATACTAATTTAATGACAGGTAATTCTAAAAGAAAAATTACTGGAGAAATTAATAAAGAAATATTTAATGCTAAATATAGAAGTATTTATCTACCATTGCCAAGAGATTATGCTATAGAGTTTTTAGATATTTTTGATAGACCAGACAATAATTTATTAAATGCTGATAGAAATGAAACCATAGTTACTACGCAAGCTCTTTATATGATGAATAATAATGTGGTTATAGGATATTGTGAAAAAATTGCTAAACAAATTATAGACTCGTTAAAAGATAAGCCCATTAAAGATAAAATAGAATATGGTTATCTTAAATGTTTATCAAGACCACCCTCACAACAAGAGTTAACTATTATGGAAGAATACTTTAAAAGCGCTGAAAAAGAAGATGTTGCTATGGTAGGTTTTATTCAAATATTAGTATCCACTTTAGAATTTAGAAGCGTCCCATAAAAGGAGATATATCATGTTAAATCGTAGAAATATGTTGATGGGAACATCTTGTGGTTTTGGATATCTTGCATTAACAGATATGCTTAACGCTTCTCAATCCCACTATTCTGCAAAAGCCAAGAGAATAATCTTTCTTTATATGAACGGTGGTGTTTCGCATGTGGATACTTTTGATCACAAACCAGAACTAGAAAAGAAACATGGCGAACAAGATCCCAAAGAAAAGAATAGAAAGTTATATAAGCCAATTAGCAAATTTAGTCCGTGTGGTAAAAGTGGTCTTATGATTAGTGATTTATTTCCACAACTTCAAAAACATGCGGACGATTTATGTTTAATTAATGGTATGAAAGCAGATACCGGCAACCATGAACAGGCTAGAACATTATTACATACCGGAAGTTTTCAGTTTGTTAGACCAAGTATTGGATCTTGGATGTTATATGGTCTTGGAACAGAGAACCAAGAACTACCTGGCTTTATTACTATTAATGCAACAATACCGGCTAGCGATTATAGTAGCGCATTTCTACCAGCAACATATCAAGGAACTTCTATAAATGCTGGTAATATAAAAAATGCTATACCTAATTTATCTGGTAAGTTTTCTTCTGGCGTTCAAAGAAAGAATCTAGATACTTTACAAAAAATCGGCAGACTACAATTAAATAATGATATTGTGAATACAGAATTAGAAGCACTAATAAATAGTTATGAGTTAGCATTCAAAATGCAAACAGAGGTTCCTAAAATATTAGATATACAAAAAGAAAATAAAATAGTATTAGATAATTATGGTATAGGTCAAAAACCAACAGATGCTTTTGGTAAACAATGTTTACTAGCAAGAAAGTTTGCGGAAGCGGGTGTGAGATTTATTGAGATAGGAATTGGTACTTGGGATTTTCATACAGATATAGAAAAGAATATGATAACCAAATGCTCAGAGGTTGACAAACCAATATCTGCACTAATTAGTGATCTAAAAGATCGAGGTATGTTAGAAGATACATTAATTATATGGGGCGGAGAATTTGGACGAACTCCCGGATTTCAAGACAAAGCAACTGGTAGAGATCATAATCATTTAGGATACAGCGCATGGATGTGTGGCGGTGGAATAAAAGGGGGTATGAGATATGGTAGTACTGATGATTTTGGTCATACGTCTTTAGAAACTAATCAAATGACTATTCATGATCTACACGCTACTATACTATATCTGATGGGTATTGATCATACCAAACTCACCTATAGATATAGTGGTAGAGATTTTAGATTAACAGACGTTTACGGTAATGTTCATCAAGGAGTTATAGCATAATGTCAAAACTTAAAAAATCATCCAATAAATTTATTTTTGGTGTTTGTGCTGGAATTGCGGAATATTTAGGTTGGGACATATCAATAGTGCGACTGTTTTTCTTTTTAGGAACTTTCGCAACTGGCACTCTTCTGTTATGGGTATACTTAATATTAGCAATCATTATGCCGAAAGAATAATATGAAAAGAAGACATTTTTTATCGATAGGTGGTTTCTCTTTAGGTTCTTACGCTATTAGTTTACCTACCTTATTAAGAGCAGATACAATAAAAGGTAAACATAAAAACTTAATCAATATATTCTTAGCAGGAGGGCCGCCGCATCTTGATTTGTGGGACTTAAAACCTGACGCACCATCTGAGATCAGAGGATTATTTAAACCAATATCTACTAATATTAATGGTATACAAATCTGTGAGGTTTTTGAAAACTTATCTAAAAAAATGGATAAGTGTTCTATAATCAGATCGATAGTTAATTCTCACGGTGACCATGCTGCTTTTCAATGTATGACAGGGTGGAAGCCAGACAATTTAAAAAACATTGGTGGTAGACCTTCTATAGGCTCTGTGATAACGAAACTACAAGGCTCAAACGATCCTTCTATACCAGCATATATTGGATTAGCAGAACCTACTCAACATTTACCTTGGAGTGATTCTGGAAATGGTGGTTTTTTAGGTCAAACATTTAATCCATTTAAACCAAGTGGAGATAGTATCAAAGATATGACTCTTCATATTGATCCTAAAAGATTATACGATAGAAAAAATTTATTATTACAATTAGATAGCATGAAACAAAATATGGATTTTAATCTTAGATTTAATAGTTATAATAAATATGTAGAAAAATCATTTGAAATATTAACAGATAATAAATTATTGCAGGCTTTAGATTTGTCTGGAGTTGATAAAGATTTGTTGGACCAATACGGAGATGGTAAACCATACAAGTTTCAGTATGATGGCGCCCCGACAAATAATAGTCAATTATTAATGGCAAAAAGATTATTACAGGCTGGTGCGAGGGTTGTATCTCTAAGTTATGGAAGATGGGATAGCCATGCCAGTAATTTTGAATTAGTAAAAGATCATGGATCAAAACTTGATCAATGCTTAACTGCTTTGATTGATGATTTAGAATCATCAGATATGCTTGATAATACACTAGTTATAGTTTGGGGAGAATTTGGACGAACTCCAAAAATTAATAAAGATGCTGGAAGAGATCATTGGCCCCAAGTTAATAGCGCATTATTATTCGGTGGAGGATTAAAACATGGTCAAGTTATTGGATCAACAAATAGATTAGGAGAGTATGCTTTAGACAGGCCAGTAGATTTTCAAGAGATTATTGCAACCATATATCATACTCTTGGAGTAGATACTTCATCAACAACAATTGTCGATACTACAGGTAGGCCACAGTATTTGGTGGATCATCCATACATGAAAGAATTTATATGAACAAATATTTAGTAGCAATTTTAATTTTAGGTTTTGTATTTTTTTATACATCGAAACATACTGCTAGAAAAGATATTCCAGTATCTATAGTAGTACCAGTAGTTAATACTCCAAAAGAATCAATAGTTTATACAGACTATAAGGAGGCGATAGAGGTTGCAAAAAAAGAAAAAAGATTATTATTAGTTATACTAAAAAGTATATGGTGCAAGTACTGTACAATTTTAGAAAATGATTTTGATAAACTAAAAATTAAAGACAAGTTTGTTATTTGTCTCCTAGATATAGACGATAATAAAAAATTAGCAAAAGAATTTAAGTATAATGTTATACCAACATCTGTGGTTATAGATTGTTCAGGGACTAGGAACATAGAGAAATCAAGAAAGGCAGGATACATATATGATAACTACATGGATTGGCTACAATCTATTAATCATGACAACTAAACAAATATTATCCCTAATAGTTATAAGTTCGGCACTGGGTTATTACTACTATGAAAATAATCAACCAGACAATACTATTGTGGTTATTATGCCGGATGATAAACCTAAAACTATTCCAGAAAATAAACCAAAACCAAAAGAAAAAAGCGGATTAGTATTTACGGAGGTTGATAAGTATCGTAAAATTGAAGAAAATACAATATACGGAGATGTATTAACACATAGTTTTGAAAAACCATACGGTGATCAAGATAGTAGAAGAATCAATGTGCATGAAACTTCTCATGGTATAACATCTCATCTTAGAAATTTATATAGTAAAGCATTGAGTAAAAAATTAAATGTTTTTTATGTTTTAAATTCTCGCTGTATAGTATTGGAAGAATCTAATATTAGTATGCATTTAGTTACTAAATATATTCCACCAGACTTAAGATCATACAGATATAATCTCTACTTTGTTAAAAATATTGTGGATTGGAATGATATGCCATCATATATTATTGATGAATGGAATTCTTATATATTAGGAAGCAAAAGTGCAGTTGAAGATTATAATAATGGTATTCTAAATGAAAGAGTTGATGCTGTTAGCGGTTGTTTAGATTTTAGTATTTATGCTATGTGTTTTGCTATGGCCGTTAAGGAACATGATAATGAATATTGGAAAACATATCCTCAATTTAAAAATACTATTAAATTTCTTTTAATAGAAGCGGAAAAAACTTTCGGTGAAGGAATGGAGATAGAAAATTTTAGAAATTCTAGTCAAGAAAAACTATATGAAAATCTAAAAAGTAGCCCAAACGCAGCAAAAATAAGAGCATTTTTGAAGGAAGAATTCGATAATATTTTTATCGATAAATAGGATTACGGCGATGTCTCGTAAAAAAGAATTTTTCAAGTCGAGCCATTGACAGAGCCGATACTAGAGAGTACAATGATAAGAACGAGCAAGGGTTGTATTGGTCAGGTGACTAAGCCCAAGTTCGTTTGAGTTACTAAAGAATATTTGGAGGATAATTATGGCAGAGGTTACTACTTCCGTTAAGCAGACTCGCGTTCGTTGCAGTGACGAGATGTTTCTTGAAGCAGTTTTTTCGAGCAAGACATATGCTGAAATTGCTGCTAAGACTGGTCAAAAGTTGAACAGTACTATGAGTCGATATGCTCGTACCAAGAAAACCCTTGCCGAAAGAGGACAGATTCTTCCTGAGATGGAAAGGTCTAAGCCTGTTCGCAAGGTTGATAATGTTGAGGCTATGGTCGAGACATTTCAGAGGCTCAAGGCTGCTCATAATTCGTGATGTTTAAATCCAACAAGATATATAACCCTATTTTGTTGGAACGGGATTGTGGCGGAATTGGCATACGCGATGGACTCAAAATCCATTTCCTATTAGGAGTGTGGGTTCGACTCCCACCAGTCCCATTATGAACACATTATGTAGCGCAAGAGTTCCTAACTATAATCCAAAATCTCCAATTAGTCATTTTATTTTAATGACAGTGCGAGAATATAACGATTATGATGGTGGCACATATATTGATGAAATAAAAAATGTTAATGATTTTGTGGATAATTCGTATAAGGCTATTGACGATCCATTTTATAGAATATATGGTGAAAAAAGAGAAAATAATCCTAGTCCTTCTCTAGTATTTATTGCGGAGTTTTTTGACCTTAAAAAGGCAAAAGATTTTTTGTATAATATTACTGGAGAATATCCCATAGTAATTTCTTACTAAAATGAATTACACTATTGATATTGAATGGTTTGATGAGGGAGGATATTGCAACTTTTATCCTTTGGTTGACGAAACCAATAAAGGATTCAAAGAATTTAAATCCGAGAAAGATGCTAAGGCCGCATTATTTTTTCAACAACTACTTAGTAAGCATGGATTATCTCCAATAGCATATACTGATGTAGTTAAATTACCAATCAAAGATTTATCCTTATATAGTTCATATGGTTTTGTAACAGAAATTGCTGGATATATGATTACAGAACCAATTACAAGATGGAGTAAAAAATATACTCATTTTCTAGAAAAAATACAAGACTTAGTTGACAACATCAAGCATCATACTAATTTAGACTTTTGGGATTGTCATCAATATAATATTGGATTGATTAATGATAAATTAGTTTGTATTGATACTGGACTAGAAAGTTTTGATCCTTCTAGTGATGCTTGGGGATTGGGAAAACCGGGTCCACAGTGTTATTATTGTTACGAGTATTTTTGTAAATGTGAGGAACCAGATGCCATACATTAAAGAAGATATTAGAAAAGAGTTAGATATTTGTATAGATAAAATGATTACTTGTTTGGGTATTCCAAAATCTACAAATGGAAATATGACTAATGAAGATTTTTCATCTATCCTTGGAGATATTAATTATTCATTTTCCAGAATCATTGCATCTTTGATGGGCAGAGAATCATATGCAAAAATAGCAATGATCACTGGTGTTCTAGAGAATATAAAGCAAGAATTCTACAGAAGAATAGCCGCTCCTTATGAGGATACAAAAATTAGGGAATATGGCGACATAAAAGAGTATTCTAACATTAATAAAAGATATTATTGACAATCAGAATGGTGTATTAGATATTGCAACTATCTAATAGGAAAAGATTATGTCAAAAGATATAGAAAGAATGCTAAAAGAAATCCTACAACTAGATAAACAAATTCTAAAAATAGAAGAATCTAATAGCAGAGACTTATCGGAACTAAAAAAGGTTGTTAAATTTATTAATAGAAGATTGGATGAGATAGCAGAAAAGGTAAAAGAATTTGAAATTATTTTAGATGAACCAGACGATGAAGAAATAGAATATGACGATACTGATGAGTGGATGCCATATGACGAAAATAATTATATCTCAGAGGATTACGAGTCTTATGGAGAAGAAAATAACGACAACGACGAAACTTTTTAATTAACGCTTGACAACCACGATTGTCGATGATATACTTGGCGTATCACACAGGAAACTTGGAGACTTAAACGATGAAACTTGCAGATCGAACGGTTGAAATTCATAGTAGGGGTTTGGAAAGCAGTAATCAATTTACTATTGCTCAAACGAGCAAAATGTTTAAAATCCTGTCGGACTCTCTGTATTCCGATAAGGTAATGGCAGTTATTCGTGAACTAAGCACAAATGCTTATGATGCTCATGTTGCTGCTGGTAATAAGAATCCTTTTAAGGTTATTCTGCCAACACAAGCGGTTCCTTCTTTTACCGTGCGTGATTATGGTACGGGTCTTAGTCAGCAAGATATGGAGGAACTATATACCACTTATGGGGCAAGCAACAAGAACGATAGTAATGATTTTGTTGGTTGTCTTGGGTTAGGTAGTAAGAGTCCGTTTGCTTATACCAAGAGTTTTAGCACAGTATCTTATTACAACGGAACTAAGTATTCTTATATTGCTGCTATGGACGAGAATGGTGTTCCTAGTCTTAATCTGTTTGATATTAGTCCAACAAAGGAACCCAATGGTCTTGAAATTAGTTTTGCTGTTAAACAGTGTGACTTTGGCGAGTTTACTACCAAAGCAAAAAGAATTTTCCATTACTTCAAGATGAAGCCCATTATTGAGGGTGGTTTTGGTGAGAATCTGTCCGATCATTCGTACTCTTATACCAATTTTGTTATTGATGGTAAGGGCTGGAGGATTGGTAGACTAGCAAATAATAATGATCAATATCCTTCAGCATACAACAATGCTGATAGTGGTATTATTGCTATCATGGGTAATATTGCTTATCCTGTTGATAGTTCAAAGATTATTGGAGAAGCAGAAAAAGACACTTCCAATGACGCTATCCAGAGATGGAATCGTACCTTCAAAAAGGTTGATGTGGATAACTGGAAGAATCTAGTCAAGGAGGTTCTAGGGTCCGGCTTGTATCTTGAAATCAATTTTGATATTGGTGAATTAGAAATGGATGTGAGTCGTGAAGGTTTACAGTACACAAAAAATGTTATTAAAGTTTTGCGTGAAAGAACTCAAGATATTTATCTTCAACTCAAAGAAGATATGACTCAAAAGATTACTCAGTGTACTAATCTGGTAGATGCTTATCAGACTTATTATAATCTGAGCGATCTTGCTGGTGGATGGACCGCTGGTGCATCATGGACCGACCAGTCTGGCAAGACCCACGAATTAACTAGTGGTAAAGATCTTGAATATAAGTTCAAGAAAAATAAGCAGTTGTATGTTTTTAATTTTAGAACATCTGGTTATCGTTCTCGTCGTATGGTTTATCTAACAGATAAAATCCATAACGAAACACTCAAGGGAGTTCCTCAATACTATTGGAGCGGAACCAAAAAGAGTGGTAAAATGATCTTTTTCCGCTGTGATGTTAAGGGTGAAGAAACTGCCAAAAAGATTGTGACAAAGTATTGTAATCAAAATGATTGCTTTGCTTATCTTATGGTTGATAGTAGTCATCCAGAAGATTCTACAGAAGGTTTTGATGATATCATTAGTGATATCGGTGGAGAAACCAATATAGTTAATGTTTCCGATTATCGTAGTCTACTCAGTAAGGGACCACGCAAGAGTAGTGTTTCTTTTGGTAAGATTAGTGCTGGTGAGGTTTTTGTTATTGCTAATTGTCCAGACGCTAACGATGAACTAGTATTGTCTGGTAATGGAATAAATGAGTCCGATCTTCTAAGAGAAGTAGACGAAGATACCTACGAAACTATTGAAGATCAAGACGAGACAATTTATATTCCTATTATTAGGTATGCTTCGGTAGAAGGATTTCCGTCTATTGCTTATCTTAATAAGATTATCAAAGATAAAAATCACACTCTTCATAACCTATTGAAAGACAAGAATATTCTTGCTATCAAGCAGAGTGCTGTTAGTAAGATCAAAGATTTGAATCTTATTGATTTCAATGCTTGGATCAAGCCTCAATTAAAGAGTATGATGAGTAAACTTTGCGGAGAAGTTGGATCATATAAGAATATTGTGGACTACTGTACTGAACAGTATAATGCAGACGAGAAGAATGAGACTTATGGTTACTATAGAATTCGTGCAGATAGGCATATAGCGGTTACTATTCTAAGCATTTTTGGTATTGATTATCATAAGTATATTGGTGGATCGGAACTTTGTAATCTGGTCGATCAATGGATGATTCATTACTTTTTTGCTCATGTTATTCATAATAGTTTTGATATGAAGTTTTGTAAGAAGTCAGAATACTTTGCTGTTATGACAAAAATATTAGCAAAACATAATATGAATGGTATTGATCCTGAGAAGATTCGTAAACAAACTCAAGAGTTTAATATCTTAAAGAGTGAGATCAATACTATGTATAGTGAAGATTATACATCTAAGATAGTATCAATTTCTCAAGAATCCAAAGATTTTTGTGAGTCGATAACGAAAAGTAGTGATCTTAGAAAAAACTTTAAAGCGGAGGTTGACAAGGTGCCGATGCTCAAGTATATTGTGAGTAGTACGTTGGATGGGACTAGTGCTGATGGGGGATTGAACGGAATAGGTTCCTCTAATCCGCTTAGAGTAAATCATAATCGCTACTATACTCCGCCAGCATGGTTTTTAACTATTGATGAAAATGGTATTGAACAGTTACGAAATAGTCTGGGTGTTTTGATCAAATAATTTCACAGGAAAAGAGGAGAACTAAAATGAGCGTTCCGTTTATGTGGGTTGATGGTAATTTAACGCTGATCTTGAATAATAAGGCTTATCAAGTTATTCCTGATCATATTAATTACAAGTTGATTCTTGAGGCTCTACCAACAGCAACTAATGATGAGTTGCTAGATTTGGTGGATATTGAAAAGGCAGTATCATCATTTAGTGATGGTCTGGTTGAGGTCAAGCACGGCAAGGTGCTGTTTGATGGTGAAGAAGTTCATGGCAGTATTAGTAAGCGTATTCTAGAGTTTATGAGTAAGGGACTACCGTTTCAGCCTCTTGTAAACTTCTTGAATAATCTTATGGAGAATCCTAGTATGCAGAGTCAAAAGGAACTGTATGATTTCTTGGAGCATGAGCATCTGCCAATTACTGAGGATGGTCATTTTCTAGCATACAAGGCTGTTCGTAGCGATTATATGGATAAGTATGCTGGTACATTTGACAATCATGTTGGACAAGTCTGCCAAATGAATAGGGCTAAGGTTGACGATAATCGTAGTGTTGGTTGCTCTCAGGGACTTCATGCTGGTGCTTTAAACTATGTGGCTAATTATGGTAGTGCTGATAGTGGCGATCATATTATGATTGTTAAGATCAATCCAAAGGATGTAGTCAGCATTCCTAGTGATTGTAATCATGAGAAACTTCGTACTTGTAGATATGAAGTTGTTGGTGAATATCAAGGCGAACTACTAAAGCCTCTTTACAAAGCTGAATTTAGTGAAGACTCTTATGATGACGATGAAGAGCAGTTGTATGACGAGTATGATGATGATTACTGGAATCAGTATGAAGATGAAGATGAAGACTATGATCCTGATCAGGATTATGTTTGATAAAAATGGAGTGAGCAATTTGGGCTATGGCGGTTCGATCCCGCCAACACTCTTTTGTTGATTATGATAGGTGTGGTGCTTATCCCAACATAGTTTATAGGACAGTAAGGAACATAACAAATATGTTTAGTGATAATCTTGGGTTTAATCCGTTTGATAAAAGTTGCAGCGTTAATGCTGGCGGTCATTCTGCCCCAGGTGGTAGTAGGGCAAAGTTTCTAGAATCTTTTAGGCAAAATCATATCTTTGTTTATAATGGGAATCCTCGTAAGAAGATTAGTAGTATGAATCATACGAATGATATTGACGATGCTTTGCAAGCAAATGTAAATAATCATTCTGATGTTTACTTCTATGTAAACGGTGGTCGCAAAATGTATGCTATCAAGCAGTTTACTTGTTGCTTTTGCGATATGGATGCTGGTCGTGATAGCGATGGAAAGTATTTTAAGCCCAGCGTTGTTATGAATAAGAAAAAGCAATTCCTCAAAAAGATTAATGGGTTTCCTGTTAAGCCTAGTTGGGTAGTTGATACTCGTAATGGCTATCAGTGTTACTGGATTTTTGATGATGCTAGTCGTAAAATTGTTGGAAGTAACAAAACTTTCTGGAATGGTCTTCAAAAGAAGTTGGTCAACTATTTTGATGGCGATCCAAGAGCGATTAAGCCCAATCAGATTTATCGTGTACCTTATACTTGGTGGCGTAAGGAATGGGAAAAGAAGGCTCCATATTTTACAAGTCTACTTCCCGGTAGCACTGGTCAACCAATTAATGTTGCCGATCTAAAGTCTGCTCTTACTGGTCAACCCGCTACTCTACAGATAATTCCTGAGAAATGCAGTGACGAATGGTATAAGGGTTATGCCAAAGCATATAAGCAGTCTGATATGACCGGCATTCCGGTGACAGTGGATGTTGCTTCAAAAATTCTTAATGAGTTACAGAACGTGGGTCCAAAAGGATTGGATAAATATGCTATAGCAGAACGTGTGTATGGAGATCCTGTGTCGATTACTCCAAGTTATGGCGATCTTGATGGCGATATTGATGGCGATCTTGACGAAGAGACAGACGCTCTTACAAGTCTTATGGGCGAGTCTGCCGACGAGGATATAAACCTTGATGGTCAGCAGACCAAACTTTTAAAGACCGTTGTAGAGTTCCTTAATCAAGTCTCAACGCCTCTCTACTTTAGTAATAATCGTTTCCTTAGTAGTGCGGCAAAAGATTTGGCCAATCAACTTAGTGATAAGTTTTGTATCGGATGAGGGTTTAGTGTCAGGGGTATAGGAGACTCTATACCCTTTGACACAACCTTATAATAAAACAAGGAGAAAACAAATGGGTAGACACATTAATCCTCTGCTAAAGCTTTTATTGACTGATGAAGAAGCCAAGAAAAAATTTATTGAATTGATGAATGAGTCAGGATCTTCGGTAGGACTTTACTATTATTTTGTAGACCACTCGTTTTATGGTAATAGATATTATCTAACTCGTCAAACGATTAATAATATTATAAAGAGACTAGGATTTAAGGGTCGTAGAGGACGCAATCGTAAAAATGCAGCCAATCAAAATAGATATAGTTATAGGTAAGTAGTATGCACCAAGACGATGACAACTATAACGATGAGCATGATTATGACGATGCTCAAGACAAATATAAGCACTATTTCAAGTTTGATCCAGCCGCTTGGGATGCTTGGGGTAAAATGCTATATGATGCTCTAAATGATATAGTCGAAGGATCATCAAATGTGTGGTATGTTAATTTTCCCAAAAAGTCGTTTCCTGTGAATAGTTATTTCTCCAATACTGAGAAGCCTAAAAACTTCCAGTATTTGGGGATTAACTATCAGAAACAACCCATATGGAAAAAAGAGTACTTTGCTAACGCTGGATTAGCCAGAGAGTACTTAAACCACATTCAAAGTCATGCTGTTCATTTTGTATTACAACCACATTACTACAAAGGATTATTTGATATCCTAAATTAATATGAAATATATCTTATATTTTCAATCCTCAGATAGAGTAGTCAGATTTTCTAGA